GTCTGGCACGGTGGTGAACTCCATATAAAATCAAACTCTGCATAGTGATCTAGAAGATATTGATGTGCATCACCGACAATAACAACATCTTCTGGGTAGAGCCGCTTATAAACATCTGCAATTTTTTGATTATTTTCAACGGACGTAATCTGGCAACCTGTCCAATCCTTTCTATTTCCTCCAAGACCTGAATAAAGATTTAAAACTTTCATTTCACTCCCTCCGTAGTTGGCATTGCTTTACGTACTGATCTGCAATTAGATACTGTGCCGTAGCCGTAGCCGTTGCCGTTGCCGTTGCCGTGGTGAATGTTCTCGTATTTTGTTTAATGTTGTAGTCATTCCATGCATTTTTTAGCCTCTTTCACAGTTCGCACACGCTGGTGATCGTGTAAATTTATTAGTGTTCATGGTTAATTCCAGCCCTTTTAATAACTGCTTCCTTGTAATATGCAAACGAATAATCTTTGTTAAAAATTAAACCTAACTCTTTGCCCTTTGCTTCAATGCCTGATGCACTGTTCCACCAATTATTTTCTTTTTTAACCTTAACTCGTAAATATTCCGTTCTTTGTCTCAAAACCCACGCTTTCCAGGCTAACTCCCATTCGTCCAAATTATTTCTTGTATTGTGCTTTGACGTATTCCAACTATGAAAACCCTTTGCACAAGCCTTAACGTGATCCATTGTCCAATCTTTTCTAACTGCTAGTGCTGTCTCTGCCCATTTTTTTGGAAGTTTCCAGTTTGTCGGTAGTTCCATCTTTTTTACTCCAATTAAGTACAACTGGTTTAAAAGTTTCGTCGAAATTCTTTTTTTTCACCGCTGCTTTGTGTAAAATTTCTGGCGATTTTTTGGGTTGATGTAACCAATTTCCATCAGCTAAATGACCTATTTTGGCTGGTTCGGTAGGCATATGTCCTCCATTTCTAAAGCATAGTGAAGTAATGCAATTGCGTCTGACATATCATCATCGTTACCAACAATAAAACCACGTTTTTCGCATTCTGCCATCATCGCTTTTTTGTCTGATCTACCTGTACCTGTCCAAAACTTTTTAATCGTCATTGGCGATACTTGAACCAAGCGCACGTTATGGGTATCTGCCCACATCTGCAATAATCCCTCTAGCAATCCATAAACGTGTGCGGCCTGCACTGCTGAGTGATGCAATACCCTTTCATAGTAACAAACCTGAATTTCCATACCTTCGGTAATCGCCGGTAAAAACCGTTTAAACTTAAACGCTCTTTGCGCTACGCCATCGTCTTTTTTAGGGGCAAACGATTCTGAACCTGCCATCATTTGCCCTCCACGTTTAAAAATGGCATAGCCGGTCTTTGTTCCCAAATCAATCGCTAAAATATTCATCGTGACAACCGATCTAATGCTAATAAATATTCTTCGTTGGCCGCTTCCTGATCTTCAACTGGCAATGTAGCAATCAGGTCAAAATCAATCTTCAGCAAGGCCATATCGTTACACTTTGCGAAACGTTCTTTCAATGATCTCAGCGTTACGCCTGTGGCCTTTGGTGCTTCTGGCTTCGGTTCTTCTGCTTTTGCCTTTGCTGCTTTTTCATTGATTAACTTAGTCATTTTGTCGATACCAGGTGTTGCTGATTCTTCAGGTTCAAACCAATCAATAACCGCGCTCATGCCGTCACGCAAAGATGTAAATATTTTCCTCATGTTGACAATCTGTGCCGGTGTAATCACATCAATTGTTCTTTGAATGCGAGTTTCAATCTGTTTTTTAGTCACGCCAAACTGTTCAAAGTTTTCACACAATTTTTTAATCAATTCCGGTGTAACTTCGATGCTTGTTTTCAAAGTTAGATCACATTGATTCTCTGCCAGTTCAACAACGTCTTTCGGAATGACTGCCAAAATACAAGCACGTTTACGTCTTGCGCCCATATTGGCAATCAGTTCGTAAATGTCACGTTCATCCGTCAATTGATAGCCGCCTTTTTTTGTGTCTCGGAAGTGGCGCACAGTGAAAGTCTTTTCATCTCGATAATTTGTTTCTAAATCCCATGCGTAGGCAATACATTCAGATTGCCCCTGAGTTCTGGAAACTTCTTTAATACCCGTCAAGATATTTCCCCAATTCTGTGCAACTGCTTCAGCCAATCGAATACTTGGCCCAGTAATGTCTGTGCCACCGCGTACATACTGGTAGATAGCAGATTCGGCCAATGATGTACGAGTACAAGCATTCAGAATTTTATCAACTGCGGCCTTCTGATCGCGTGGGAACCGTTTCGCAATAACTAATGCAGATTGAACTTCAGCAATTTCACGGTTCGATGCTGCTTCCGCTAATGCCCCTGCCAGTTTGTGACCAGTTCCACCTGAACCGAACGGGTTTGTTACTTGCAAATTGTTGTTTTGGTCATCCATGATATTTCCTTATAAAGTGCTGCCTAAGTGTAATTTCCGTTTTGCTTCTTTGTATACTTCGTGCGCTTCTTCTGGTGTTGAAAATGTGCCTAAGTGGTGTGTTGTACTTCCGCACTGTATTCTTGCCGTAAAACTTTTTCGCATTAACCTAACGCCTAAAAATCCGGTTTTGCTATTTTTGTGCGCTTTTTTTTGATTTTCAATATTTTGTGTTTGATCAACATCTCGTAAATTTGAAATTCTGTTATCTCCTGGCATTCCATTAATGTGATCAATGTATTTGCTTGGAAATTCACCGTAAACATACAACCACGCTAACCGATGTGCCTGATAGTGTTTTCCATCAACGCCAATTTCACAATAGCCACGTTTTCCGGTGTAACCTACTTTTGATCCCTTAGCAAATCCTCTTATGCTTACCTTCCGATAAAACAATCCAGTTTTAGGATCATAGTTATATAATTCCTTTAATCTGCTTTGAGTTAACATTATTTACCTTTTCAAAAATACTTTAACTTCTTGGGTGATTGAATTTGAACGTACAGCTAATTTAATTCCGTACTTTCTTTTAAGATACATTACTGCTGCTCTGACCTTTCCCACAAACTCAAGATCATAGGTGGCTACATCGCCGTTCTTCAATGTTAGCAACTCTGGAAATTCCAGCGTTGACCTGATACTGACCGGCTCTTGTGCTTCGTTAATTGCTTCCATTTTTTTACCTCTCACAACAAAATTAATGATTCTGGATCACACGCTTCGGCAATTGCTTCATCCCAACCTTTTTTCACAACTTGTTTATCAAACTTCACAAAAACAAATAAACCATTGACTGAACTCACTTTTCCATCTTCGCAGTCAAAATGGTATTTGTCGCCATACGCATGTCTTGGAATATATCGAACTCGCGCCAATGGTTTAAACATGCTAGGTTTTAGACTGATCGCCATGTTTAACTCTCCTATTTCAATAAAAATCGGCGCGAACCAGGCGACATGCTAGTGTAACGTGCTGCCGTTTCTGGATTTTCTGACATGAAACGTGCTTTATCGAATTTCAAACTATCTTTAGCTGTTTTCCATGTTGCCAATATTTTCCCGTCATTCGATTTAAGCGTAGAACCGTCAGCAATAAGCGATTTAATCTGGACTTCTAAACTGTCTTTTTTCTCTTTCAATTGCTTCATGTTTTCTTTAACTTGCGATAACCAAGCGCAAGCACGTTCAACATCGACGCTGGCAATTACTTCTTTGCCATTGTCTTTTGCAAATAGTCGTTTAACTTCATCTTGCGTCTGTGGTGGCGGCGGCGTATTGTTTTTAACGTATTCCCAAAATCCAGCTAATTTATCAACTAAAAGATCAATTGCGTCTGATTTAATTGGCACTGTAAAAACCTCAAATTTTTGACCTCCAAATAATACGGCCACATCAACCACTTCGGCTTTATAAACTAATCCCTCGTGCAAGCACTGAACTAGAACGTCCATTGGCACATCGTCTGAACCTTCTTCGCCAAATTCTTTACGGCGCATATGATGAAAGTTTTTACATTCAACTAAATGTTTTTTATTAACCGCATAATCAAAATGACTGGCTAACCACGGGAATTTATCGCTTATCATCGTTACGCCTTCTAAATCCTGCAAGCGTAAATTGTTCCGATTCTCGTATAAACGACCTATGACTGGCTGCATAATCAAGCCCATACTTTGTGCTTCGGTGGCCGTTAAATCGTCGCTATCGTCCGATTCTTCGCCGTCCTGATCGCTTTGGTCATCCTGGTCAATTTCGACCTGTGCGCCTACCTTTTCCATCCAGATTGATATAGGGGTTTGATACTTAGATAAACCTAAACATCCTGCTGCTTCGGTTGACCAAATTGCCGTTGATCGGATCGCTAAATCTTCTTTAGTTAACATGGTTTTCCTCTTTAATGTTGTTTTCGATACAAAGTAACGATTGAATTTGCTGCTCAATTTCTTGTTTCTTGGCGTGATAAACATCGGCCATTTTGTCTAAATCTTTTTTAAGCATTTCAACTTGTATTGGTATTGGATTAAATCCATCAACAACGTCAATTTCTGCCATGCCAGAACCGATACGAATCCAGCCAGCGCTTTCCATGCCGTCATATTGAGTGAATGTCGCATCTTCTATTTTGTCTTTTGCTGAAGTTAGCCAAGCAAATACTTTATATGTCATTTTCATTTTTTAAGACCTTTTAAAATGTTTGTTAAATCAAATAATCTCATTAATAATCTACCAAATAAACTACTTAATTGTTATGCAAAGTACATTTGCTATAACCAAAAGACATATAAAACACCCGACTAAATAAAAGTAATACCAGTGTGTTAAATTTTCGTTTGTTTCGTGTTGATAGTTAATTCGGCTCCGCGTTAATTTTTTATTCAATCGGTCACAGCGTTTGTGCAGAATAAATAATTGCCATCTGTGTTTTAGTTTCATATCAGCACCACACCACATCTTTATAATTTACTGATCGAACGACCTGGGCTTCATTATGTCCAGTTGCTCGATTTTTCCATTGTGCTATTTCAAGATAGCCGTATAGTAAAATTACAATTGTTGTTTTCATGGTTAATCGTCCTTTTCGATAATTACACCTAGTCCATTGCAGGCCAAGCATTTGCTGGTGTCTGGATCGCCAAATTGTCCAATACCTGTTCCGAGGCACAAACTGCATTCGTTATCTGGAATTTCTTCTGGATCGCCAAATAAATCCGATGCCGTATCGCGTAAAGCACCAAATAAAATCATATTAATTAAATAGTCGGTGTTTTCAATTTCTGTAATTACTTCCTGCACCTGTTCTAACGTATAGTCGTGCAAAACTTGGCAGCAATCATCAATATCATATTCAATTAATAGATTGTCCGTTTGCCGTTCGTTTTCGGCCAATTCTGCTAAATCGGCATAGGTCGGAAAAGGTATTTTGTTTTCCCGAAAATCTTTTAAATGTTGTTTTAACTGGAATATGGTTTTCATTTTTTTACCTGTTTAGTTGGTTGAACGGTTTCCGGTTTTACTACTGCCGGACATTCGCATTTTGCAGCTATTGGCCGTTGATACGTCATCGATTTATAACTAATAAACGTTAAAAAAACGCATACCACGGCCAAGATATAAAACGCTGCAAATTCTTTTAAAATCTCAAAATTAGACAATCTCATTTTTTCGGTTCCTTTCCAAAAATCAGTGAATAGGTTTCCTCAAACGATAAACCTAGATTTTTTAAGTATCGGGTATGCGCGTAATTTCCCATTTGTTGCCGTTGTTTGGAAACCATTCTTTTTGTACTTTCCAACTGTGTCGGAGGATTACAGCTAATCGGTGCTAATTGTTCGTTAATTTTATTCTCAAAATACCTTGAACAATTTTGTAGTTGCTCTGCATTAGTTGAAAATTCATTAAATTTTATTAAATCAAAGCCAAACATTGTGCGTAATCGGATTGTGTCGATATTCATTTTAAATTGTCCTTTAAGTGATTAGATTAGTTAAACTGCCATTAATTCTTCGCTCTCAACGTGGTTGGCAGAGAGAATAAAATCAGTTGCTTTCTGCGCTGCACTAGCTGCAACAAAAATGGCTTTTTTATCTTCTTTTAAAATTTTAATCCAACTATTCAAATATGCTGCATGTTGATTGATGCCATTTAAGCCTAAACCTGCCATTAAAAATGCACTGCCTAACTCAGCGACTAATTCTTCCCTAGCATAGGCACTGTCACCAAAACGTTTGCCAAATTCACGGTTGCAGCGTTTTTCGTGACCTGTCCAATGTGTTAATTCGTGCAGCGCAGTAGAATAAAAATCATCTACTTTTTTAAATGCACCAATGTTAGGCAAATGGATAGAATCTGTTACTGAACGATAAAATGCTTTATCTGAACCATAATTTAAGTTTGCTTGAGATAACAATAATTCTGCTTGTGCTATACGCTCACATTCTGGAAGCATAGGCTTTACTGTGTCTAAATATTGTGCAGGCAAATTTTCAATTTGTGAAGTATGGAAAACAGTATATTGTTTTAATAAAGGAATGGATTTTTCTTTACCTGATTTTTCATCAGTGACGACAAAAGGCGAAAAAAAAACAATTTTCTGGCCGTGTTCACCTTTTTTGACATTTGCTCCTACTTCTTGCGCCTGTTTGAACGTCAGCCAGCCATTTCCACTAGCAGGTGCAAAAAGTAAAAACAGATTGATGCCACGGTACGGTTTTTTAGTAATTGCATTATGTGGCATGGTTCCAGATGTAGTCCAGGGCATAACCCAGGATTCTGTTGACGATTCCATTTGCTCAATAATTTTGTCGGTGATTTCTTGATATAGATCGTTTTTCATTTATTTCTCCTAATTAGTTAAAAAACTTGCGAACGGGAATTGATAAAACATAACCACTGAAAACACATGTAAGTAATAATAAAATCATTTTCAGCCCCTTTATTAATTTGTTTCAGTGATTCTATTTTACTCTGTTAAATAAACTAGTCAACTATTTATTCATTGTTTTAGTAAATAAATGAGATAGAAAAGTTATGTTTTGCAGGAAAACTACAAATATTTGATATAAGACCAGGCTTACCAGGCTTACCAGGCAGATAGTGCTTGACAACGTACAGACGTATTTGATATTCTGTGAACCGTGAGCCAGTGACGCGGTTTTCATCTAATCCGACAGAAAAACTCTGCATTTCAGAGTAGGAACAAGTAATTATTAACTACTGTTTGTCGGATAAGAATAGTTAATAATTGCGCCGACCGTCAATCGGCTCCTACCCTAAAGCGCAGAGTTTTTTTTTTGCTTTGCGCCATGGGATGCAGTAAAAACAGGCGGCCATAACCTAGCCGGCGGTGACGCGATCGAAAGATCGGCAATTACTCGGCGCAATCCGACACCCATAAACAGGAACATAAACGCGGACGACATCCGCACCTGGCAGCAACAGTGACGTGAAAACATCGTCTGCGCGGCTGGGCGTTCAATCTGATAAACCTGCATTGCGATTAAATCCCGATTTTTTTATCAGGTTTAGATTCTTTTAACCTCAAATTTCCTGCGCTTTTGATCTAGCTGTCAAGTACGCTTGCGTAGCAATTCATATTCCGTCTTTGCAAGTATCGAGCAAACATAGAACAGGTTTCGTCAGTCTCACCGTCGAGGGCGTATCCGCCACGGCGAGGAATTGAAAGTACGGTTGATGCCGTATCCTTCACTATGGGACCTTCGTCAGAGCACGTCTTATATTCCCATTCTACAAACCATGTTTTGATGCTTAACTTGTCATTATCGGCAACTAATTATCTACCGCATCATCACTTCTTTTTTTATTGTTTTTTTCTTAAAACAATTATTATGGTTATTTTGTTTGTGGGATGCAACATTCAGCCCATTCATAACTTAATTGTATATCTCATTTTTGAGTTATCACTGAAACATATATCTTATCGGCTATCAACTAACAACATATCCAAGGGCTGAGGTATGAGAATAACTGATGCCAGTATGGGTTTTCTTTATGCGGTTTAGTCTGATTTTGATATACCTTTTTAATATGTTAGATGTTTTAGTTATTTAGGCGTGGTTTTGACGTTGATTTGCATCTTTTCTCGGAGACCTAAGGTGATTGGACATTAATTTGGACTTGAGATTGAGTTATGAGAGTGCCCCCACGGTTTTGCGCCAAAAGAAATTTTCGTGTTATTGCGATGCACAATAGGGTGGATGTGTTGAATTTAGAATATTATTAAAAAGGTTTTTGTTGAGTGGTTAATGAGCAAAATGGTGCGAGTAAATATGAAGATGATTGGGTATGTAGTGGAGAGATGGGAGCCGGAGTTGGGAGCCTGGGTGAACTGCATGTTTTGGAATGACGGGTGGAATGAATCGGGATATGTGATATTCAGGGATAGGTTGGAAGCACAGAGGAAATACCGGGAGGTGAGGGGGAATCCTGATTTTGACGATGTGGAGTTACGTGTTGCGGAAACGCTACAATTGAATTGATAATGCTATGTTGCTTAATGATTGCAACGTGCTATGATTTATTGGCGGTATAAACTTTAATGAAGGGGAGATTAGAATGACGGACGAAACTGTTACAGAAGCTGCTGAGGATGAAGGCAAGGTAGCGAAGATGGAGGATGCGGTAGTGGAGCAAGCGGGGACGATTGATACGGAATTGGAACATGCGGTGGGGGGTATTGAAAATGAAGTGGAGCATGTTGACAGTGTAACGGAATCGTTATTGGAGAATGCGTTTGTTGATCCGTTGAAGAAGGCAGTGGACAATGGTATTCGGGCATTTGATGGTTATGCTGAACATGCGGTGAAGGTCACATTTTTTCGTGAGGTGGCCGATGTTGGGGCGAAGTTATCTGTTGAATCCCGTGAAATACTGGCGAAGTTGCTAGGTTTTGTGGAGTGAAGTGATGGCGACATTAAAGAGAACGTTAGGCAATGGGAAATTGAGTAAGGAGAATTTCCCCAAAGAGATTGCAAGTAACCGTCAGATTAAGCAACCGACGGTGGCGGCAAAGGGCGACTTAGTGGGTAAATTGAAATCTAAATCAAAAGTAAAGGGGAAATAATCATGGCAGGTTTTCCAGTGCATAAGAAAGATCACAACAAATTGGCTGTTAAAAAATCGGGTATTAAATCAAGTCCTGATGCGAAGGTAGAAAAGAAGGTGGAGAAGGATAAGTCGGTGATTGGTGCAACAAAGGCCAAGAAAACGAGTTTGCCGATGAATCACAAAGCAACTAAAAAATGACCGAACCGTTATGGAAGCGAACCGATGTGACTGCAAATGAATATCGGTTGATGTGGTTTCTAATAGATGTGGGCGGCATGGGTAGGGTGGTAAGTAGTGGGTGGATAAGTAAGGCCAGTGGCGAAATGAAGTTACACAGGTCAACTATTTACCGCTTGGTTAAAAGGCTGGTAAAGAAGGGGCTGCTGCGGCATGTAGGCGGCAAGGGCGGTGTAGAATTTAATCTGTCAGGGTTTGATTCTACGCTGCCTGATGATTTTGTAAAACTGAAAGAGAGTGACCATGTTAAACCCGAAACTCGAAACGTTACAGCATGAGCGTGGTTTTAGTAAGCAACAGAACTGGTTGCAGTATTGGCAGACATTAAATGGTAACGAAGCTAAAGGTCGTTTTTTAATTATGTTGAAAGAGCGACGCGACAATGGGGATATGGACGCTAACGATGTGTTTATGAACTTAGTCGATAAATGGGTAAGTGAAAATTCAACGTTGACCACACCATGAGTAACGACATTGTTATACCGAAAGTATTTAGCGTAGAAAAGTTTTGGGATTTTTGCGCTACTTTACGCATTGATACAAAAGAATTGGGTGAGATCATTTTAACCCAAGATAAAATTACCGGCACACAGAGATACTTTGTTGAGGAAATTGCCGAAGGGTTGAATAGAGGTATTCATACGTTTGTGATATTGAAAGGCCGACAGGTGATGTGTACTACTATTTGCTTGGCACTTGATTTGTATTGGACGGGTAAATACACAGGTATGTCAGGTTCAATAGTAACGCAAGACGAACCAACCCGCGACATGATAAAAGAAACGATGGAAATGTATATCGGTGGTTTGCCGATTAAATACAAGCAACCCGTTAAAGCTCACAATCGCACACAACTTATTTTTGGCAATAGATCAAAGATTGCCTACCAGGTAGCAGGTACACGTAAAACTAAAAATGGGTTAGGCCGTAGTAAGGGCCTAACGTTTTTACACGCAACGGAAGTAGCGTTTTGGGGTGATGCCGATGGCATTGCTTCATTGGAAGCGTCGTTAGCTGAGAATCATCCGAACCGATTATTTATTTGGGAAACCACGGCAAACGGATTTAACCATTTTAAAGATACGTGGGATGATGCTAAAAATGCGTTCACACGTAAGGCTATTTTTATTGGCTGGTGGCGCAATGAGTTTTATAAAGTTAAGCGTGGCACATCTTTGTACGATGTTTATCACGATGGTCGCATGACACCGGCAGAACGTAAGTGGGTGCGCGAAATAAAACAGATTTACGATTTTGATATTGATGATGAACAGATAGCGTGGTGGCGTTGGAAGATGAACGAAGTCATCAAAGACGAACAGATGATGTATCAGGAATTTCCACCGACAGAAGAATATGCTTTTATTGCATCAGGTTCTAATTTCTTTAATTCAGCGCGTATGTCAGACGATATGAAACGTGCCAAGAAATTTGAGTACAGTAATTTCCGGTTTGCTTTACGTGATTCATTTGAAATGACGGAGCTAGACGAATGTTCTGAGCGCATGGCGAATCTAAAGATATGGCAGTTTCCTGCCGTTGGAGGACATTATGTTATCGGTGCTGACCCTGCTTACGGTTCTAGTGAATGGGCTGATCGTTTTTGCGTTTCCGTTTGGCGATGCTACGCTGATGGCATGGATCAAGTGGCTGAGTTTAATACTGCTGAATGCACTCCCTATCAATTTGCTTGGGTTATATGCTATCTGGCTGGCGCGTACAAAAATACAATGCTTAATCTGGAGATTAATGGCCCAGGTCAAGCGGTATTTATGGAAATGGAAAACTTAAAACGTACTGCGTCACAAATGCAAGGGGGGGCCGGTCAAGGTTTAATGGACGTTGTAGGCCACATTCAGAATTATTTGTACAAGCGTATTGATTCAATGGGCGTACCTTCTGCGTTACACTGGAAAACAACTTACGATACCAAAGAGCGAATGCTTAACTTTTTCAAAGATTGCTTTGAGCGCGGTTCAAGTGTGATTACTAGCACAGGTTTGATTGATGAAATGTGCAACGTGGTAAGGCAAGATGGTTCGTTAGGTGCGCCTGGTCGCGGTAAAGATGATCGAGTAATTGCGGCGGCGTTAGCGCATATTGCGTGGATTGATTTTATACGAATGCGGTTAGTTCCTTTGGGAATAACAAGGGCGAGTTCAAAACAGCGCGACGAAAACAACGCGGAAAATCCGGTGAATAACGTAGCGCGTTATCTTAAAGAAAGGGGCATAGTTCAAGTATGAGTACCGAATATGATGACCAATTTCCGTTGATGGCCGTGGAGGATTTGCGTCGTGGTTTGTTGGCGTTAAAGGGGCAGTGGCAACAAAATACGCCAAACAAAATTACGTTATACGATGTTACTAAAGCGTGCAAAATTCACAGAGCAAGATTAGATCATTTTATTAATAACACTTCAAACAATACGATTTGGGGCAGATTAAGATTTACTCCTTTGCTGCACCGTCGATTATCGCAATTTGTTATTCGCGTTCAATGCGGCATGATTACGAAAAAATTGGGGAAACTTATTTATCATGCCAAGCCAACAAAGCCCATGCCGATTGTGCGTAAAGTTTCGCTTGGTTTGGATGGGCCAAGATTAACCGTTGGCCGACAAATGGACGCACCAAAACTGATGCCACATTTTAGTGATGTGTTTCGCGTTAAAAAAACAATCAATTTACCTAAATGGAAATAGCGATGGCAGTTCTAAAAGATTATTCATGTAACGCTCATGGTTTTTTTGAATCATGGGAACCCGTTTGCCCAAAGGGTTGTAAAGGCGAAGGCATGATACAGGTGGTTCATTTGCAAGCAGCTAGTTTTAACAGTGCTTCAACTAAGAACTTGGATAATACAATCAAAGGCTTGGCAAAACAATTTAACTTAACTGACATGAATAACAAAGATGGACAGCCAGTTAAGCGCGTTGACCCCAAAGCCGCAGACAGAGCAAAAGCCTATGAGGATTACATCAAGCAAAAATTTGGTAGTACCGGCTGGACACAAATGCAAAAAGGTGGGCTTCAAGATTTTACCCAAGGCGGTAAAGTTATTGGTGGTAGTGCCGGATCAGGGGCCGTTCAAACAATTCAAGGCTTTGGTGCAACACCAGGTTCGGCATTGTCAAAAGACCAAAATGGCAATATTTCTGTTGTTGGTGGCGATAATACGATACTATTAAGTAAAAATTTGCCGACAAAAGTTATGGCAAAAGACAATACTGAGGTGTAACCATGCGAATACCAAAAGAAGATGCAGCGCGAGAACTTTTCTATAACGATCTAGTTAATAAATGCCTGATTTCAAAGGACGAACGTTCACGCCATTATGCTAATCTAAGAAATTATTATTTGTTTGGAGGTGCGGAAGATGATAACGAATCGCCTTACAACAAAATATTTCCTCACATTGATCTTCTTACGTCTTTTCTTTTTAGTGCTGATACCACTAAGTTTGCTATTCATCTTGGTGCTGATGTAAATACGGCAGAAATACCACGCATACCTTCATTATCAAAAGGTGTGATGGACGAATGGTTATCTTCTAATGCTGACGTTGTGTTCGGTCAAGGCGTAACGTGGTCGTTGGTGTACAACACAATGATAGTAAAACTGGTAAATAAAAATGGTTCATTGCATCCGTTTTTAGTTGACCCGAATTGCTTTGGTGTTTTCCGTGAAGATATACCGTTTATTGACCGCCAAGAAGCAATGGTACACACCTACCACACCACACAATCACAATTAGAAATTGATATTGAAAATCATCCAAACAAAGCAACTATTCTAAGTGGTTTGTCGGGTGAAAAAGTAGAAATGACTAGCCCCTATTCCGGCGTTGAACGGATTATGGTGCTAAATACCATGCCTAATATTTCAGGTAACGTCAATATTGATCTGACTGATCGAAACCGATTTATTCCCACCGTTGAAGCTGACTTGATTGAAATGCAAGAACTATGGGTGTTCGACGATGAAATTAATGATTACCGTGTTGTTACTCGTGCTTCTAATCGCGTGACCATTTATGACAGGAAAAATATTTTCTTAGAAGACGAAGTGCCTTTTGTGCAAATTTGCCCTTCCCCCCTTTACGGTTACTTTTGGGGTTCGTCAGAAGTAGATCGTCTTTGCGGTTTGCAAAAATGGCGCAACGAACGTATTTCACAAATGCGACGGTTACTTGCCAAACAAGTTGACCCACCAAAATCGTATTCTGGCTTTGGTATTCCCGACGAAAAGTTATGGGCGTTGAACGAACCAGGCGGTTATTTCAATAATAGCGACCAAATGGGTAAGCCCGTACAAGAGTTTGCGCCAGCGATGCCACCGGATTTATTCCGTGAAATTGGCATGATTGATGACATGTTTGCAGAACAGTCCGGTTTGCAGAACTTATTGCAGGGTAAAGGCGAATCAGGGGTGCGTTCAGGTCGTCAAACGTCTGAATTAGCCCGTTTAGGTTCAGCGCGTATCAAAAAACGGTCATTAACCATTGAAGATTCGTTAGAAAAAATGGCAACGCTTTACTTAAAATTTCTTCAGGTATATGATGATAAAAAATATGTTGATACCAATGGCATGAAGTTTTCGGCAAAACAGTTCACCGATTCTTACGTTGTGAAAGTAGATGGGCATAGCAATAGCCCTCTGTTTGTTGAAGATCATAAATCAATGGCCGAAGAACTTTTGAAAGCAAAAGCCATTGACAGGGCAAGATTTGTTGATATGCTTGACCCGCCAGGCAAAGATAGCATTCTGATAGAATTAAAAGAAATAGAGAAAAAAGAAGCAGAAGCGGCAAAACAGCATCACGAACAGGAAATGGCAATGCAAGCCCATAAACAAGGCGGTGCGTTGAAGCAGGTGAAGTAAGGGTTTTGGCTGCACTCCCTCAATGAATGTGTGGCCCTTTCAATATGGAGGTTATGATGGCACGTAAATCGCGCAAGCACAAACGCAAATAATTTTTGCTAACTTTAGCCCCAATTTGGGATCGTAACCAACAAAAGGAAAGGAGAGCATCATGGCTCGCGGAAAAAGAAAACATAAAAGATAATTGTTTGCGCCCGTAGCTCAGTCGGATTAGAGCAATACCCTTCTAAGGTATAGGCCGCTGGTTCGATTCCAGCCGGACGCACCAAATCTGTTGGTTGTACGTCAGAGCAATCAACAGATCAAAAAGTTGTAAATTATTTGCACAAACTATTATTTAGTAATATGATGCAGAAAATTAACAAAGGAATCTGACATGAATCCAATTGCATACGGCGGTTCAAACATTGGTACGGCGCGTGAACAGCTATTTTATTACGATGCACTCACTCACGGGATACGTCGTGTTATTGCCATTCAGTTACAAATCAATGTGAACTCTGCCAATACAGATACCATTGTTCCCCTAAATCTTCTTCCTGGCGCGAATTTTATTATTCGCCAAATCAATTTTAATAATGCGTCAATCAGCTTAACCACAGCGACAATCGGTGTTTTCACTGGTGCGGGTGGTACGGGTACAACAATTATGGCGAATGCGGCATTATCGTCATGTACGGCCCCCACAGTTAACTTTGATGCAACAGTAGTAGGTCAATCAACAGTTTTAAATCAGGCAACAATTCCCAACCCGAATAACCTTTATATCCGTGTCGGTACAGCGCAAGGTGCTGCTGCAACGGTGGATTGTTATATTTGGGCTGATGTTTTGCCATAAGACAATATTATGATACCTCAGGACTTAATGAACGTTGTGAATGGCGGCATGAAAGGTGCGAAACCTCCAATGCCTAGTGCGACGGGCGCACCGCCAATGCAAGGTAGTCCAACAAGTAATTCGCCGGTATCTGCTCCAATGAGTACGCCTGAACCCAAGAAGGGTGACAAGCAAAACGCGATGGTGAATATTAGTTTAGCGACGGATTTACTTGAACAATCGCTGCCTTCCATTGGCACTGAAACTGAAGAAGGTCGTGTTTTACTCGACATTTTAAAAAAATTAAGTGAAAAGTTTGGCGAATCAACTCGCAAATCAAAAGATTTAGTGCCTTCCGAGTTAATGCAGTTGATGCACAATTTACCGCAGATGGGTGGTATGTCGCCGGAAATGAAGGCTTTGCAAGGTGGTGCTGGTGGTGGCGCAAAACCGCCAATGCCAATGCAGCAACAACAACCTCAACCACAGATTTAACAGGAGAAATATCATGCAAGATAGCACTTTATTTAAGCCCCGCAACGCACCTATTCGCAAGCCAACATCAAATGCAAAAGATAACGGACGAATTGTGAATCCTCCACGGTTTTCACAAATAGGCGGCTTAAAATCGGGTTCGTTATTTGAAGATCACTTTAGCTTGAAAAAGCCTGGTGACACCAAGTAATTTTTAATCACTCTACGTCAGGGAGAATATCATGAGTTTAGAAGGAAAAACCGCAGAAGAAATTGCATCACTAGCTGAATTGGCTATGCAATTATCGTCTGACCCGAAAACAAGACAAGGCTTTTTGCATTTGTCAAAACAGGCAAATCCGAGTGCGAATATTCCTGAAGTGGATATTCCCATGCAGTTTAGGCAGGTTCTTGATCGTGGTCAAAAGCGTCTTGAAGAATTAGAAAAACAAGTGCAAGAAGATCGTTTGGAAAAAAGTATTGAAGCCAAGCGTCGTGCCTTGATTACCGCAGGTAAAGCATCTACAAAAGATTTAGATGCAATTGAAAAAATCATGGTTGAAAAACACATTCCAGACCATGAGACAGCGGCAGAATTTTATGCTTTACAACAGAAGTCGGCAGAACCAACACCGGATATAACGATGCAAAAAAATCTGAAGGAATCTGTACAACCTCAGATGGATTTAAAACCGTTTAACGGTAATATTAATGATTGGGCCAGAGCGACGGCTAAGAATACCTTAGACGAAATTCGCAAAGGTCAAATTAAAATTTAATTTTTAAAAGGAGATCGAAATGATCGGTACAGGTATAATCCCACAGGCAGGTGCGCTAGCATCAGAGTTAACCGCCGTGACCCGTCGGGCATTTGTGCCTAAGCTGGTCGTTCAACTCTATAACTCGACACCTTTATTGGCCGCACTTTTATCCAATGCTCAACACGCTTCGGGCGGTGTGAGCGCGGTATCAGTTCCAGTGCAAGGTGCTTCGTATGTTCAAGGTCAATGGACTGATTACTCAGGCTCATTTAACCAACCTTCAACGTTACAAGGTTCTTACCTTTCAGAGTTCAACTTAAAGGCAATGATTGTTCCAGTACCTTTCTTGGGTATGGAAGCTGCCGTTCAGTTAGATTACGCCGTTATCCCGTTGATTGAAGCGCGTATGAACGATGCCACTAACGTCATGTGCGACATGATGGCAACAGCGTTGTACAACAACACAACCAACTTGCAAGCATTTATCGGTTTGCCTGGCGCGATTGATGATGGTACAAACTTGGCGACATACGGCAACATCAACCGTGTAACGAATACATGGTGGAAGTCAAAAACCTATGCAGCGGGTAACGTAAATCCAACCCGTCAAAACGTATTGCAATACATTGTTGGTGTGGTCAAGAATGCGGCAGAAAAGCCAACATTTGGTGTATTAGGTATGGGAACTTGGGCGTTGTTAGCTCAGGACTATGTTGGACAAGAACAGTTTAATATTACTTCGGGTGCTTCGTTTGACGGTTCAGATGCAAACGGCCCACGTTCGGCATTTACGGCATTGATGGTAGCAGGTGTGCCGATCTATCCTGATCCATATTGCCCTGAAGGTATTTTATATCTGCCAAACTCCAATTACATGAGTTTGTATATTCACGAACAAGCATCATTTGCCTTCACCGGATTTGAATCAACTCTGTCTAACTGGCAGTTAGGTTACGTTGGTGCGTTACTGACTATCGGTGAATTGGTTGTGACTAAACCGAAAGCTATGGGGCGTGTCTCAGGCTTTAACAATATCACGCTCTAAAAGGAGAAAAAAATGTCAATTATGACCATTGGTTACGGCTTAAAAAGTCTTGCTAACCCTTCGACTTCGGTAACACTACAATCAGGCCAGGGGCAGGTTTTGCCACAAGGTCAGTACATGGTGATGCCAGGTAAATACACCTTTGTTCAATGGTACGATCCCGTATCAACGACATGGAAGAATATGCAAGCTCCGGTTCACGGCCCTTGTTTTTATTTATCGTCTGATGGCTACAACTATCGTCTGTTCAACCCAACCGGCACAATCGTTGGCGGCGTTGTAACTAACGGTGGTACAGCCAACACAGCGAAAAACGGTATTTGGCCTGCGGTTTCGTCAACGGTAACGGGTGTGACTGTTACACCTGCTTCTGGTGTGGCAACGTTTAACGCGATTGTTGGTGGTGTGGTGTCGGCTTCGGCTCCAACTATTACTAACGGCGGCGTGAACTATGTTTTCCCACCTATCGTTACATTCTCTAATCCCCCTGCTGGCGGTTTAGTGGCAACAGGTTATGCGACTGTTTCAGGCGGTGCGGTAACGGGTATTACTATTACCAATCAAGGTGCGGGTTATACATCTGCTCCAACAATTATATTGACAACAGCGTATGGTGATTTGGGTTCGGGTGCTACTGCAACAACCGTATTGGATACTGTTACAAATACTGGTAAATTGGTGGCTGTCACCATGGCTAACTGGGGTCAGTCTTATACTTCGGTTCCTGCACTAACTATTGCTGGTTTGGCCGGTTCTCCTGCCGTAACTGCGATTATGTGTTTTGCGGTAACAACGGCTCCAACAGCAACGGGCGCGACTAACTTGGGTAACGGTTCTTTGGTGTATTTCGGTGCTGGTTTAACGGGTGGTGCAAACACAACCACAAACCCTGCTTACACAACGGGTTTATTTACACCACGTATCGGTTATTCGGCTTACAGTACGTCAGCAACTTTAGCCGGTATTTCAATTATTGACGGTGGTTTAAGTCAGATTGATGCGTCAAACTTGGCCGTTGTTGCAGCAACATCAAACGGTACGGTAGCCGGTGCAACCACATTTGCGTCAGGTGCTTCGGGCGGTGTGACAGATCAAAGTTTTGTAGTACCCATTTAATTTTTAACTTTTTTAATGATAGGGCTTATCATGATGCGCGTAACCAACAATAATAGTTTTGATTTAATTGACAGATTTGACGGGCAAGATTATCGGTTTCCATCCGGTAAAACAGTAAGATGCCCTGATGTAGTAGCTGCTCATATTTTTGGTATTGGCGATCCTGATAAGAAAGTCTATCTAACCCGACTTGGGTGGCTTCGATCTTCGGCTTTATTCGATGAAGCAATGGCAAAGTTAGACAATTTTGCTTTTGAAAGTATCGTTGAAAAGTACGAGGAGGAATTTGCCCTAATCGAGCAGGGATCAAGCCCCTCTGCACCAGCAGAACCCGATGATGAAGTCTTGGCTGACGACAAGGTGGAATCATCGGGAACTGCGCCTAAAAAGGGCAATATGTTGAAGCGATTAGCAACGGCTTAAGGCTTATGAATGCCAACTCTGCAAAATTACATCACAGAGACACAAAGGCTACTTCACGATGGGTCAGGACAATATTGGACAGTTTCCGAATTAACTGATTATGTCAATGAAGGAAGGAATCAGGTCGTTTGTGATACCGGCGTTAATCGGCAACTTCAAATCATTTACCTTTCTACGAACAACGAATCTTACGGGTGGAGTGCAACCGGCGGTGGCGTGACCGGCGCAATCGTAACGCAAGGCGGTTCAAATTATAGTAATTCAACTATTGCTAATTTTTCCGGTGGCGGTGGAGTAGGTGCTGCGGCAACTGTTTTACTGTCCGGTGGCGTTGTGACGGGCATTAAAATGACAAATCAAGGAACCGGCTATACTACTGTACCTAATTTAGCGATTACGGACGTTGGCGGCGGTTCTGGTGCGTTTGCCACACCAAGCATTATTTCACCAAGCACCATTGATGTTTTGAACGTTTCTATTATTTGGGGCAATCAGCGCATTGCTTTGGATTATCTGCCGTGGACACCCTTTAACTCAAGAATGCGCGTCTGGAATCAGATATTGTCTCGACCAGGCATATTCTCTGTTTACGGTCAAAATTCGTTTTATGTGGGGCCGATACCGGATCAGTTTTATCAGGCGGAAATTGATAGTGTTGTTTTGCCGACACAGTTAATTAATTTAAGCGATGTTGATATTTTAAATCAGCCTTATTCATTTCCAGTTGCTTATTACGCGGCGCAAAAAGCAAAGATTAAAGAACAGAGTTTTCAGGAAGCGGCGGCGTTTAAAGAAATGTACACCAATCGGGTGAAAGATGCCCTTCGCGCAGCATACACTCGGCGCATTCCTAATGCGTATTCACAACCTTAAAGGAGGAAGGTCTAAATGGCTACCTCTAATAAGGAAGGCGTAAAACATACCCATTCGTTCAGTGATTTTTCGGGCGCAAATACACAGGCCGTTCCGCAAAGTATTGGTGACAATGAATTTGCTTGGCTAGAAAATGTTGCGCCAATTGGACACGGTAACTTGATTGCCATGAACGGCCCTAGCGGTGTTTTGGCTACATGGTCGCCTGATATTGCTTATTCGTTTCAAGACATTAATTTCAACGGCGTTGATTATCAATTTGTTTTTGTTGCGTCAGGCGCAGCATATAAAGTCAATCTTACTAATAACGCGGTCACTAAGTTTGCCAATGCAGGTACATTCAGCGGCTACGGTACAGCTATTTGCCAATGGCAAAATGCAACAGCATGTATTATTGACCCAACCAAAGGCTATTTTACTTATGACGGTACAACGTTAAGTAAGTGGAACGGCACAATTCAAAGTATTACCGTCAATAGCCCTGGTACGGGTTACACAGGTGCGGCTCCTACATTAACCATTGCTGCAAGCGGCGGCGTAACGGCAACGGCGACAATCGAATTAGTTGTAAGCAATGCGGTATTGGTGGCTGGTGGAACGTCGTATCGAATTGGCGACATTTTAAATATGTCGGGCGGTACTATTGGCGGCTTAGGTCAAAACGTGACATTTACGGTAACGGCAGTAACTTCCGGTGCTATTAGCGGTTTTAATATTAGTAACAGCGGCGATTATCTTGTTGCTCCGGCAAATCCGGTTTCAGTGACAGGCGGCACAGGCACGGGCGCAACATTTACTGTTTATTGGGGCCTAGGCAATCCGGTAATAAGCAATTCTGGTTCGGGCTACACTACAAACCCGCTTGTTTCGATCGGTAATGCGGTGACGGGCGCAACTTGTACTTCAGCGGTTCCGGTAAATGAATTCCCCACGGGAAATGCTTATGCGGTTAATGATATTTTGACGGTGGTGGGCGGAACAGGAACGGCAACACAAATTAAAGTAACCGGTGTCGGTACGTCTTATTATTCACCTAATTCTAAAGTTCATATTCCCTACCAAACAATTACCAGCGTTACCATACAAACAGCCGGTTCTTATACCGTTTTACCGACAAGCCCCGTTTCAGTCACGGGCGGTACGGGTTCAGGTGCTACGTTTAACTTAGGCTTTAGCGGTCCAGGAACCAACTTTAGTGCGGCGGTATTAACGGCAAACTTATCTGTTGTTCCTCCTTACGGTACGGCGATTGCGTCTTATTCTGGCCGTATTTGGGTGGCAAATAATCGGACTATTCTTTATTCAGCCCCAGGTAGTGAAGTTGACTTTACCAGTGCCAATGCTGGCGGCTCATTTATCTTGTCGGATGAAACATTGCATTCGTCAATACAGTCACTTGTACCGGCAAACGGGTATCTATATATATTTGGTTCAACGTCGATTGATATTATTTCGGGTGTGCAGGTAGCCAATGGAATAACGGCATTCTCTGAGGTCAATATTTCAGCGTCGATTGGTACGACACAAATATTGTCGATTGTGCCGTTTTATCGTGCAATTGCGTTTGCCACAACGTATGGTATTTATCTTTTATCAGGCACAACACCACAAAAAATATCAGATCATTTAGACGGTGTTTTTCCGTTGATTAATTTTACTTATCCGATTAGTGCAGGTCAGGTGGTGATTAATGAAGTTATCTGTCTTGCGTTTATGTTCAACTATCAAGACCCTGTTTTAGGCAATAGAGCGTTGATTGCGGTGTTATTTAATAAAAAGTGGTTTTTTATATCGCAAGGCAATAATTTAGCATTTATGAGTACCGCGTTATTAAATGGCGCACCAACATTACTTGCAACTGATGGCTATAACTTGTACCAACTGTTAAGCAATACTGTGTCAAAAATCACACAAACGATTAAAACAAAATTGTGGGATATGGGCGATTCAACAAGAGACAAACAGGTTATTAAAGTGGGCTTAGAAACAATCACGCCGAACGGCTCCAATAATGTTGTTGGTACAGTTATTACGGAAATAGCAAATAATGTTGCGTTGTTTAATCCAATACCTTCAACACAAATTTTATGGATAAATAACTACAATTCAGTTGTTTCGTGGCAAAACAATACGCCTTCCGTTGTGCTATGGGTTGGTACAAGTCCTTATAACTTTTACAAAGCAGATGCAGAAACAACGGGTAAATATATCGGTATTAATTTAACGGGTTATGCGCCACAACAGATTTACACGGCGATGCACCTAGAATATGAATTACGTGCTAAGTGGACGACGATGCCAACATGAGTACAATTGATATTGTTTCTCAGACTGAATTTGGCGATCAAGAAGGTTTTTTGCTTTTTCTTGGTGTGAATGAGTTGTTACATCAACAAATATCTAACTCAATAATAGGAAAAGGTTTATCAGTGCAGAATTTGCCGTTGATGGATAGTCCTGAGACTAACAAGAATTGGCTTCAAGACCATTATTTAATGCACCAACAGGAATTTCAATCGTTGGGGTTGAGCATAGATAACTTGCCTGATTTATCAGTTGTTGATTTTAAAAATAAAGAGCAATATGATGATTGGATGGAAAACCATGCAACAGTACATGCCTATATTAATCAGTTTTTAGGAATACAAACATGATTGAATTTATGGTGATTGCAGCACCAAGAAGCGGAACAACTTGGGCGAGTAATTGGCTAACAACAGAAAAAACAACATGTTTGCATGATCCGTTATGGAAATACCGCGTTGATGAATTAGATTTAATCAAGACGAATAAAATGTTAGGTGTCAGTTGTACGGGTTTGTATTTAGTACCAAAATGGGTTGAAAATCATCCAGCTAGAAAAGTAATATTGCACCGTGATTTAGATGAAATAAATAAAAGTTGCGAATTACGAGGTATGCCTTTAGTAAGTAAAGAAGCGGTTAAAAATTTAGATTTATTAAACGGTTTGCATGTTCATTGGAAAGAATTGTTTGATAATCCAAAAATGATATATGAATATTTGCTTCAAGAACCTTTTGATAAAGAACGCCATGACGTTTTAAAAGAATTAAATGTCCAAAGTACCTTGGAAAATATAGTTGTAGATCGTGAAGTGGGCTTGAGGTTTTTTTCACAATTAACGGAGGTAATGAATGGACTACTGTGACGCACCGGATGAAGTTGCCAAAAATCCGAATATTAAACAAGAATTACAAATTCTAGCAAATGGCAATGCAGATGCTTTTCGATTTATGTGGGCTATGTGGAATTGGTCGCACGTTATTGATGATTTAGTTGATCGTGATAAGGAAGCGGGTGTAGAAAATGCGGCGAAGTATTTTATTGCAATCACCCAAGAAATGTCATTTAACAAGTTTTACAAAGATAATGCGGGTTATTTGTTTGGTCTTATTGCTTCTATGTTTAATCGTTGGTGTGACGGTGAACTATTTGAAAAATCGGACGACCCACTAAAACAAGCTCAATCTCATGTGATTAAATGCGGTGATTTAGATTTGTATTTGGGTGTTGCTCATTTAACCGGCGGTTGGGATAACGTCAGAAAATATAGGGCATTTAGAACGTATGATCTTAACGGGCTAGAATTTGCAAATAAAGAGGTGGTGTGATGGGATATGGTACTGCTATTGGATTGCCTGGTTTGGGTGAAATTGCCACGACGTTATTTAGTTCTGGTGCTGGTGAAACTGCTGCGCCTGTAATTGCCGATGCTGCTGCGCCTGTTGTAGCCGATGCTGCTGCGCCTGTTGTAGCCGATGCTGCTGGCAGTTTAGCTACCGGAACTACTGCGGCTGATTTGGGCGTTGGTGCGAGTGGCGCAAATGCCGATATAGCATCTACGCTGTCACAAGTGCCAAGTGCTAGTATTGCTTCAAGTGCGGCTGTACCTGAATCCGTTGCGCCTTTGGCTGAATCTGCTAGTAGTTCCCTAGCTTCTGGCGGTTTAAACGGTGCAACAAGTTACGGGTATTCTGGTGCGCCTGATGTGCAGAGTTTAACAAGCAGTCTTTCACCTGCCGATGCTGCGCCAACACCTTCAACGGACTTTAGTGGTGCGCCAAACGTATCAAGCACGCCTACGCCTTCTGTTGATTCTAGTTTTGGCAGTACACCTGGTACGTCCGTTGACCCGTTAAATGATCCCAATGCACCTGCGGTTAATCCAAGTTCAGACCCTTACGCAAATGAAACTCAAAAATTTGCGGAGCAGCAAGCAGCAGCCCCGACATCTGTACAAACAGGAGTACCACCTACTGAAAATTCGTCAGTCAATAGTGCCTTAAAACAGTTAGGCGCAATTGGCGATCCGGCTTTGAAGTATGGCCTTCCAATAGCTAGTTTGGGTATGAATGCAATGGCGCAGAAAAAGGCAAGAACTGCCGAACAACAATTGCAATCTTTGGCAAAACCCGCTTCTGATACGTCTAATAATCTTCTGAATCAATTTGGCAAAGGTCAGATTAGCGCGGCTGATTCTTACGCCATTAATCAACAACAGCAACAAGATATTGCGGCAGCAAAACAGTATTACGCCAATGCTGGATTAAGTAATAGTTCAATGGAATTAGAATCCATACAGAACATCCAAAACAATGCAGAAAATCAGAGACAGGAAGCGTTAAATAATATGTTGACCGAAGGATTAACGGCGGCAGGTACTTCATACGGCCCACAAATGGCGGCAGTTCAAGCGGGTGTTCAGTCAGATCAACAATTGCAGCAAGCAACGGCATCTTTCATGCAAATGTTAGCACGTATGAACGCACAATCAACAACACCACAACAGCAAACAGATACAACTACTAATTCGTCAGGATCATAATATGGCTCTCGATGATGCAATCAATCTGCTTAATCAAGGTTCGCTGCCAACTAGCATTGCCGGTGGTGCTGCGCCTGTAACCGCACCTGTGCAACAGCCCGTAGGTCAAAATACGCAACCTGTTAATTTGCCACAAATACCGGCTAAAACGTTGGCGAAAGTACCCGAAGCGCAAGTGTATTTGGCGCAACAACAAGCAGATGATAGTTACAATAAAAATCAGGTGCAAATGGATAAGCAATACGGCTCTGATTTAGACCGCGTTGAAAAAGAACGTAAAGCGGCAAGTGATGATTTGATTGCGGCGGGTGAAAAAGGCCCAAAAAAAGTGGATATGCCTGAAAACATGGCAAAGCATTTAAATCCAGAACAGTTATCAGGTCAATATTCGGCTTTTATGGCGTTAGGTGCGTTGGCAGGGCTATTAACTCGCGCACCAATGACAGCGGCGTTAAATAACATGACAGCGGCAATTGATGGTGTTCAAAAAGGTGATCTTGACCAATTTGATAAAAATTTCAAAGAATGGCAGACCAATTACAAAGTAGCGACAGATAAGAACAAAGCATATCTTGAAGAATACAATCGGGTAATGGACAACAAAAAATTGACGCTAGATGAAAAAACAGCGCAATTAAAATTGATTGATCTTAAATATCAAAATAATTCAATGATTGCTTTGCATAGTAAGCAAAATTATGGTGACACTATAAAAGCATTTGAAGCAATAAGAAAAGCGCAGGAAAATGCGGATAAACAAGCGTATGAATGGTCTAGATTGAAGTTTGAACGCGACAAAGCAAAAGAAGCGCACGACAAAGATAAAAAAGAATTTGAACACGCTCAATCGTTAGAAAAGCGTTTTGTTGGTGAAGCAACCAAAATTAAAAATCAACAAAATACAATCCAACAATTACGTCAAACTTTGGCGACGAGTAACCCCGCGTCTGATGCCGAAGCGAGAATATTATTTACCGATTTAGCCGGTAAAGGTCGAATGACAAATAAAGAACTTGAATTAGGCAGTAATTACGGTGATTTGTTTGATCGTATGTCAGGCCATTTATCAAAATTCTTTACAGGCGAAAGAACATCTTCACAAACATCAGAATTGTTAAAAGATTTAGATGATTTAGAAAAATACGTGAATGAACCTGCTTTAGATAAAATCAATAAACTGTACAAACAAGAAGCGGAATATTATCGTTTGCCAGTAAGAGACATTTTGCATACGGGTGAGCCATTAAGCGAACAGGCTCAACCAACTAAGCCAACTCAATCAGCTACATTGCCACCAAAAGAAAAAAGAATTGTTGGTGTAACTGAATATGAGGGTCATGTTTGGAATGGAAAAGATTGGGAAGAAAAAGATGGGACTGACTGACGAAGAATTAATGGCTAAAGTTAATTCAGGCAAACAAAAAAAAGGTTTGTCTGATGAAGAACTTTTGGCTAAAGTTAATGCAAGAAAAGCCCCTACTTCTATTGCTGCTGCACCTTCCGTTGAACCTTACGAACCCGTTAAGCTAAAAGACGATCCACGTTTGCATGATCCTAAATTGCAAGATCAAATTCGCGGTTATTCATCAGGTGATTTGTTTATAGATAAAGTAAAAAAAGGTTTGGCAGAAACGCTTAATATCGGCCCTACTATTGAAGGTGCTGCTCCACAAATAAATAAAGCCATTGAAAAATCCAACATTCCTGGTATTAGCCAAGAAGCGAAAATAAACGGACTAATTTCCGATTTTATTAAGAAAAAATTTCCTCAAAAAGAACAAGAAGAACAAGACAAAATTCAAAATGTTTTAACACCTTATTTAACTAAAATTTTAGGGATTAAAGGTTATCAGCCTGATCCAACATCAACCAAAGAAAATGCGATTGGTGGTGCTGGTGATTTTATCGGTCAAAACATAGTATTAAGCCCTGCTTCACTAACTAAAAGTTTAGCTAAAGGTGGTCTTAAAAAACTCGGTATTGATTTAGGCACTGAAACCTTGTCATCAGCCGGTGGCGGTGCTGGTTTTGCTGCGGGTGAAAAATGGGGTGCTGAAAAAGACAAAGAAAGCAAAAATAAAACACCTTTTTGGCAATTAATAGGCGGTGCTGGTGGAGGTATAACAGGTGGTGGTTTAACTGAAATTTTAGCTTCACAAGCTATTCCTAAAGGCATTAGTGCAATTAAAAATCAAGTTAAACCTGTTCTTACGGGTGAAAATGCGGCAAATGCAATCAAACAAAGTACAACAAAAGATTTGCGCGGAGCGTTGTCAGCCGACCCTGAATCACTAAAACGATTACAAGAATCTCTTGATTTATCAAAAGAAATAAAAGAAAAACACGGCGAAGATTTTAACCCTGATTTGGCGCAAGCAACGGGTTCTAAATCGGTTGAAGATTTGAAAAAACGTCTTGATCTTGGTTCGGCAGAATCGGTATCAAAAGACATGAATTTACAAAAATCCAATACGTCTGCGTTAGAAAGAATATTGAATAAAGTATTTCCAGAAACGCAAACAAGAAAAACGGCAGAAGCCAATTTTGATAATGATATGAAGGAAATTGCCGATAAAAAAGCCAAACTTGCTGCTGAACAAGAACAGTTATCTAATGAAATTCAGAATCATGGTTTTAATAAAGCCAAAGGTGAACGTGTACGGCAAATAGGTGAAGAACAGTTTAATACGGCGTATCAAAATTCCGAAAAACTTTATGCTGCTTTAGATAATGAAGCGCGACAAGCGGGATTTAAACTTGATTCTCAACCGTTAATGTCGTTGATAAAAATCACCAAAGAAAACAGTGCAAACTTGTTTCAAGAATCTCAGGTTAATGCTGCGTTGGGTGAAATTGAAAAGATTTTACAAAAAAATTCAAAACCCGCTGAAAAAGGTGGGGAAATATCTATCTTAAATAAAGATGGCATACATGTTTTAGCAAACAAAGCAAAAGTGCCAGCCAAAGCACCCGAATTGAATTGGGATGAATATCGCTCTATGTTGAAGCATTTAAACAATGCGTACATGGGAACTAAGAACGTCTATACCCGTCAATTTTTAGATCAATTTAAACAATCGGCAAAAGCTCAAGCCGAAGCGGTTGCGCCTAATTTAACGGCAAAACTAGATAGCGTTAATGGTTTGTTTGGCGATATGAAAGACACGTTCTTACATGGCGCATACGGTGAAATGAAAGCTGAAGGCGCGTATGGTTATAAAACGTCAGGCAGTCAAATAATTCAAAGAAATTTTTTATCTAAAGGCGAAGAAGGCGCAGATCGTTTTATTGAAACATTTGGTTCTCACCCCGAAGCCAATGAATTAATGAGGGATGCCATTATTGATGATTTTGCCCGTTCAAGTTTAAAAGATGGTGTTTTTGATCCGGTCAAGGCTCGGTCTTATTTGGCGCGTGATGATGTAAAAGGCTTTTTATCTAAATTTCCTGATCTTAAAAAAGAATTGTCAGGCAAAGAAAGTGCAGGACAGGCATTGCTTGATCGTGCTGCTGCATTAACAGAAGAAGCAAACCAAAAAGGTAAATCTGCGTTAGCTGAATTAGCTAAAAATCCAGACACCAAAGGCGCATTGAAAAAAATGGCAAAGGATTATAACCAAACAGAAGAATTGGTTAAACAAGTTAAAACTAATCCAGAGTTAGGTCATGGTGTTATGCGCGAGTATGCAAACATTGCATGGGATGATCCCAAGTTTTTGTTAGAGAACGAAGGCAATTTAAAGCCTATTTTTGACGCGATGGGTAAAGACCATTGGGAAAACATTAAAACCCTAGCCAAAGGGCGTGAAATAACAAGCAGAACATCGGCTACGCCTTTATATCGTGCTGATACGGAAGTTGATCCAGCATTGCGTTTAACAGGCACATCAATGTCTGGTTGGTTTTCCCGTATTAGAGGTTCGGCTATGCGTATGACTTCACCTGCCTATGCTGTATTTGATTTAGGCGGTAAATATGCGTTTAAAGTGGCGCAAGACGATGCTAAAAAAATGATGGAAGCGGCGTTTTATGATCCAAAATTAGCAGAAGATTTAGCCAAAGCAGAATACAACGTTCATTTGCCGGATTTTTCAAATTATGCTGCCAAAGATTTTATTTCTGACATAAAAGAACGTCTTAAATTGCATGGTATTAGAATCGAATTAAACACAGCTAAAAGTGCCATTTCCGATACAAATCAAAAAGAAGTGGATGCTAAAGTAAAAAACAGCGATGCACGACGAAAAGCGGCGTTGGAAAATATCAACAAACCTAGTTTAAAGGCTTTGCAATAATGGCAACTAAATCATCATCAAAAGTCAATCCAGAGTTAGAAAAGCTCTTGGCCGAATTATTAAAAGAAGCCAAAGCAAAAGGTTCGCCTGAAAAACCGGCTATGTCATTGACGGATAAGATGAAAATTATAGATAGAGTTATCAAAGTTGAAGCAATTAAGGCTAAAATGGCAGAAGAAAGTTACGGGAGTGGCTTTCAAGAAGAATGATTTAACTTAACTGAGGGGCTTAGATTATGAATAACGAACAAATTAGAGTGTTGGTGTTGTATTTGCAGGTCGGTTTAAAAGTGTTGTCGGCGCGAATTGTGCTGATTTTAACGTTGTTAATGGTGTTTTCGTTGTTTTGTTGGGCTATGTACGATCCTACTTACAACCGAATTGCTTGTGCCGGTATTTTTGCAATATTGGTGTATTTGCCAGTGGTCAGTTTAGACCGCAAAGAATCGCCAAATAGGGCTGTAATTAATCCTAATCAGGAGAATCAAAATGAGTAATATTCTTTTCAAAAAAGGTTTGATGCCGCAACCTGTTATGGGCGACAAGCGCGACAACGAAAATGAATGGTTTAAACCGCAACCGTGGCAACCTGGCGAATTGCCTGGCTATCCAAAAGGTTCGGGCTTTAATCCGGTTTATTTTGCGAATAAAACCAATCCATTTACTCACGCCGAAAAGACAACAAATTTTGCTTTACGCTCTGAACGGAAAGGTAAAAAATGAACGGTACATATACACACATAGCTACACTTGTTACGGTCAATATTTCACCTACGCCTTGCGTTTTGATGAATGTTGGCATTAATACTCTTGGCACTACGGGTAACATTGTCACTCTTTACGATACCAATACGGGTACAGCGGCGGGTAACGTGATTGCGGTAATTAATACGACTGCTACGGTGGGCGTTATCAATTATCAGTGTACGTGCTTAAAAGGTTTAACGGCGGTCATGAGTACAGGCGTGGCCGGTGATGTGACCATTGTTACTTCATAAAGTAATAAAAGGAATAAAAAATGCCCATTCCAAATACGTTTGCTTCTCAGACTGGCCCGATACCGCTATCGGAATTAGATGCTAACTTTGCGTATCTGATTAACGAAACGGAAGTGACATTGCCAGCGCAGATTGCCGGATTGTCGTTGACTAATTTTGGCAAAAACATGGTCATCAACGGTGATTGCAGCATATCGCAGATTAATGGGTCAACACTGACAACGCCGACGACAGGAGCTTGGCCGATTGACATGGTGCTTTGTATATTAACGCAAGCATCCAAGCTACAGACGCAACAAGTTTTTACGTCATTAAATTCTCTTGGTGCGACGTCAGCACTGCAATGGTCTGTCTTATCTTCGTACTCCCCCATTTCTACTGATCGGTTTTCATTAAGTTTTACGATTGAAGGTTATAACTTTGCCCGTTGTCAGTTCGGCACAGCCAACGCGAAACCTGTTAGTTTGCAATTTAAAGTGAATGCATCTGTTGGAGGCACTTATTCAGGTGCAATTAATAACTACGCTGGTACACGTTCTTACCCATTCCAATTCACTGTTTCCGCTGGTGTTGATACATTAATTCAGATACCGAATATTGCAGGCGATACAGGCGGTTCATGGTTTGGTGCAACCAATGCGGGTGCAGCACTTGTTAGTTTCGATATTGGTTGTGGCACTAACTTTAAATCAACAGCAGGTACATGGCAAACAGGAGGTTATTTCGGTGTGACAGGATCAACCAACTTAGTCGCACAAACAAACGGCTCAACACTCACTATTACTGATGTACAACTAGAGCAATCGGCAAATTGTACGGGCTTTGATCGCAAATATTGGTCGAAGAATTTAGAGGAATGTCAGCGATACTACAGTAAAACATTCACGTATGCGACTGCACCTGCACAGAATACGGGAAATGATACAGGGGCAATGGTTGGCGTTGGCTCTGTAACTAATGTCTTGTTTGTAGCAACGTGGAAGTATCCAACAACAATGCGAGCTTTGCCAACAATATTGACCTATTCACCTAATGCAGCGTCTGCAAACTGGTCAACAAACGGAACAACACCAACGGCAGCCCCAGCTCAGGTTGGTGATAGCTCGGCTAGTTATTATGGCACAACAGCAGTAACAGTGGGAAATGGTTATTTCCTCCACGCAACGGCTGACGCAAGGATATAACATGACTTATACACTGACTTTGGGCACAACCATTATTCGTGATGCAGATCAAGCGCATATTCCTAGTGACCTAGGAAACCTCGACTATCAAGCCTATCTTGCATGGGTAGCAGAGGGCAATACACCTGCGCCTTATGTTGCACCACCTGCATCGCCATTAACCGCAACGCCTTTACAGTTTCGCTTAGGGCTAACACAAGCAGGTATTAGATCAGCAGTTGAATCATGGATACCAACAGCTAGTTCAGATATACAAGACGCTTACAAATACGCTTCGGTGTTTTTTGAGAATGACCCGCTAGTAACAAGCGCGGCAACACAATTCAATATGACACCCGCGCAAGTGCATTCGCTTTTTGAAACCATGCAGACGTTATCGCCATGATGATCGCACTCATTATCTTGTTAATTGTCGGCGCAATCAGCGGCGGATGGGTTCACGCCTTTGCAATGGGCTTCGACATGTTTGTGCAGGATTTGGTCTGGAACGACTATCTTGGTGTGACAATCAGCAGCCGCGCAGGTTTGGCAGCAAGAAATGGGAAGCCATTGGGAGCCAAGATTATCAACGCACTTGCCTTAAATCCGAGACATTGTGAAGAAGCGATTGCTAATGACATTGCTCGCGCAAAACAGGTAATGGAGTTACTCGCATGATTTTACTTTATCCATTTATGGCGATAGGAAGTTTGGCGACAACGCTAATCTCTATCCTATTTTTCAACTGGTGGGTAGTGCTATTTGCTGATGCAAACGGCAATTTACCGCGCTGGTTGAGTTATTTCCAAACATTTGATGCACCGATACCCAAAGGCTATTTAAACGGCGTGAAGTGGCTCATGCGCAATCCTGCCTATGGATTTGATTATTACGTGTTTGGTATTCCTTGGAACCCTGAGAATTGGACAGTTCACACGTTCAATAAATCAGGCACAACAACTCTATTTGTTGCAACAGGTGACGGTGCGTTTAATATTTACTTTTCTTCGCCCGTTATTAATATCAAACTTGGTTGGAAAGCGTGGAATAATTTTACAGATGGCAAATTTAATTCTAACTTTGGTGATGGCACTCGATTGCCTATATGTTTGACCATAATGAAAGGATAAAAAAAATGGATAACTTTCGCATTATAGACGGATTATCGACAATCGTACTTGGTGCGCTTAGTTGGTTTTTGAAAGAAACACATAACAACCATAAAGAATTATCCAAAGAAGTTTCAGATTTTAAATATTCTGTCGCCAAAGAATATATTCCTAATGAGCGTTTTGAAATTACCGTTAAAGCAATGGCAGACGATATTCGTTACATACGCGATAAACTGGACAACGTAAAATGACACAATTATCTGAACATTTTTCTCTTGAAGAACTCACCTTTAGCGAAACAGCGCAACGTGACGGCATAGACAATACGCCTTCAACAGACATTATTAACGCTTTAACCTTCACGGCTTCACAACTTCAATTAGTCAGATCATTACTCGGTGATAAGCCAATGCACATTGATTCAGGCTACCGTTGCCCTGCACTAAACAAAGAAGTTCACGGTGTTCAAGATTCAGCGCATCTATCCGGTTTTGCCGTTGATTTTATCTGTTCTGATTTTGGTACACCATTAGATATTGTTCGGCAATTAAATTCTAGCCAAATTAAATTCGATCAAGTGATTGAAGAAGGCACATGGGTTCATATCAGTTTTGCACCTGCCATGCGTCAACAAGTATTAACAGCGCATTTTGACGGCGACAAAGCAACTTATCGTTTGGGCGTGTAATGAAAAAATATCATATAAATTAAAAGGTTTAATTATGGCTTTCGATCTTAAATCAGCGTTATCAACCATTGCCCCCATGTTAGCAACCATGCTAGGCGGCCCATTAGCAGGTACTGCCGTTACTGCACTTGAAGGTGCTTTGGGGCTATCGGCGGGTTCTGGTGTAGATGGTATTACCAAAGTAATGCAAACAGGCCAAATGACACCCGACCAAGTTTCAGCAATTCGCGCAGCAGATCAGAAGCACGTTGAAATTATGTCTCAACAGCAAATTGATGTAATTAAAATTAATAACGATTATCAAGCGTCAATTATTAAATCGGACACCGACAATGTTATCTCTGCCAGGCAATCAAACGTACAAGGCGGCACACAAATTTATTTGTTTTTCTTATCTATTATCATTCTTGGAGTTGGTTTGTACGCAGAAGGTTTTGTGTTGCTCAACGGCGTACCAAAAGAAGTAGATGATATTGTGGCAGGTCGAATTTTAGGCACATTAGACGCGATATTGATGGTTGTCTTAAGTTATTGGTACGGTACTTCGCATTCTTCTGCGGTAAAAACAGACATTATGGCGCAATCTAAAAATTAGATTTTCATGGGGTTAGTTTCATTTCCCCTCCAAGGCATTTAGTTTATCGATTGCTACGTCCAAATCAATCACAATATTATTAATTTCTGTGTCGGCACTAGCGGGGACTTCAATAAAAGGAACCTTTCTTAGTCGCTCCGCTATTCCACGCAACTCCACTTTCAGTTCATCCGTTAGTACGTTGACTGGTGCGGGGTGAGTGTAGAGAAGCATTCCGTTTGTAGGCTCAACAAACCAAGTTACGATGCTATCCTCCGCATCTTCCACCTCACCCACAGGCTCTGCTTGTATTGGCTTAATCAAATCTGCGCGGATATACGTAGTCCGGTGAGCCGCCCTTTGTGTATGTGCAGAAAATCCAGTTGACCATTTTTCCAAATGAATTGTTTTTGGCCATTCTTGTTTTGTTGAGTTCATTCGTCATTGCTCCAATAGGTTAAATCTTCATCGACAAAATTTTCCGGCGATTCGGCTAAGTCGCCGTTTTGCAACCATATGTCGTACATATCTTCGGCTAATTCTTTCGCAATAGTTGGGTCACTAACCGCGCCTCTTTGTATCAGGCGGGTTGCAGCTAAAAGAATCCAATCTTGTTTTGTTGTGTCAGTCATTTCGCCTCCTTTATTGCACACCGTTCACAACCCTTGTAATGTCCACAGTTGCAGTCATAGGCATGATTATCTTCCCCTCTTACCGATTGTAATCCCTAGCTGGAGAGTTATTATAAATAAACTGAGCATTAAAAGAACTATATCAATGTTTGACCAAAGCTCTGTTTTTGTAAACCAAGCAAATAGTGTACTCATTTAATTTTCCTCGCTGACTTTATGAGCGCGAGCGCTGTACTAGAACTCATTTCCCCTGCTCCTCAAAGTTAACAAGTGCGGTGCGCTACCTTTTTTAAAGGCTCATAAACTGTTGATTTCAAGTCACAATCCCACACAGTCCAGATGCAATCCATTGTCGGCGCTGACTTTTCGCCGTTCGCCCTGTGATCGAAAAGAAAATCAGGTCGCCAAGTCAGGGGTAGTACATAAGCGGGTGGGTGATCTTCAAAAAGTTTAAGTCTCTTTGCAGCGTGCCAGTATTGTGACTTCAAAACCATCGCTACTATAGGAGCAACCTTGACTGCTTTGCGTATGAATTGTTCTGACATATTGAATGGTGGATTGGTAATAATCGCGTCACAGTCATAAACGGTTTCGCCTAGAAAATCAACGCCGCCCTCCCCATAACATTCTAGATTTATGTCGGTCGAAATAACTTCAAGACCGTAAGATTCAATCACCTGAGACATTGCGCCCATACCACAAGCAGGTTCCCATACCAGTTTATTTTTAAGATTCAAAAATTCCATCAGTGCTATCGTTACTTCTGGTGGTGTGGGATAAAAATCTAATGCACGGCGATTTTCTTTTGCACCGCCATTTGCAACGATTGCACCCGCTAGTTGTTTATCTGTTTTCATCCCTGCTCCTCTGGTAGTGGTGGAAGTGTTTCGGCCAGTCGCACCCATTGGATGAATGCGGCTTGGATTTGATGTTCAGTCACTTAATATGCTCCATGCTGTTGCTGCCACTCTTGAAACCTGCCCGTTTCCAAGGGATTTAATTCGGTCCACCCTAAAGGCCACCCCATCAGCCACTCTACCCACGTCGGGTTCAGTTGCCCACCAATCTGATCGTTCAGATTGCGTGAACGGTTTGGGTCTTCCCAGCGGCTTGTTTGACCCGTTCGGAAATCCCGAGCTTGTGGTGTCGCATAGGTGTTGCTTTTCGTCGCACAGGGCGTTGGCCACATCTTCACCGCCGTTGCTAATCCGTCGCCACTCGTCGCAGACAATCCCTTCCTGTTGTAATTCCCATTGACTGTCGGAGTAGGCCATAATCCAAATTCTTTCTCGCTTGTGAGGTGCGCCGGTTTCGGCAGCAGAAACAATTCCCCATTTTGCAGAGTACCCCATCGCGGCAAGATCACACAGCACCCTATCAAGTCCTCGATTAACGAGCATTGGGCTGTTTTCAATGAATGTGAATCTCGGTCGTACTTCGCTAATAATCCTTGCCATTTCCGACCAAAGTCCAGACCGTTCTCCATCAATTCCTGCCCCTTTTCCTGCACAGCTAATGTCCTGACAGGGAAACCCTCCAGAAACCACGTCAACACGTCCTTGCCACGGTCTGCCGTCAAAGGTTCGCACGTCATCCCAAATCGGGAAAGGCGCGAGTGTTCCGTCGTTTTGTCTGGCCAGTAATACTGATCTGGCGTAGGCGTTGTATTCGACTGCGCAGACTGTGCGCCATCCGAGCAAGTGACCACCAATGATTCCACCGCCGGCGCCAGCAAACAACGCGAGCTCTCGTAGTCCTGCATCATTGCATTTGAGATTGTCCATGCCATTATTTCCAACTTTCACTTGTTTTAATCCAGTTCATTCTTTCTCTCCCTGTTCAGCGATTGCGGCTTCTTTGGCTAGTTTTAATATATCGGCTTGGTTCATGGTTGTTCCTTACTAGATACTAAAATGTGATTGCCAACTTTAGGGTGGACACAGTTTCTCAATATCTGTGCAGGACAATGATTATTTCCATAATAAATATTTTCTTCATAATGAATACCAAGCCAGTCCATTAATTTTTTCTTTCCTTCTAAGTTTGACAGGTTTATAAAACCATCAGGTCTATCAACATCGAAATAATCAAATTCAAAATTTGACCAAATTAAATGCCTTCCCATCTTTTTCGCTGGAATTAGCGGCTCATAATAAGGATTCACATTTTCCACAACCCAATTACCTTTAAAAAAATGCTTAAGAAAAATTATTTCTTGGTATAGCGTCATATCGACA